GATGTGCCAAAAGTGCGGATTCCTAGACCACCATTTTTACCAGATACAGGCTCATTAATTATTACTAAATCACCATTGGGTTGCTTAAAAATATACGCATCCGTAGCAGTACCAAAAAACAACTGTGGTGAGCCAGGGCCAAAGTAACCAACCTCTAACTGAATACCTTTGTCAAAAGCAACGGCTGAAGCTACTCCTTGGTCAGCAGTGTCTACTTTATCTAATTTGTTATCAACATCAGCTTGAGAGATAGTATCTATCCTAGCCCAATAACTACCAAAGTCTACAGGTTGTTGACCAGTGTGGTCTTGCTTACAAATCCAACGATATCCATCATATTCAGCAATATTACCAAACTGATAAGGTTGAACATTTGACCAAGCTCCTTGGTCTACAAAAATTGGAGTCTGAGCTAAATTTGCACTAAGGCTATAAATCGAACCATCAATTTTAGATTTAATAAAAACAGTTTGACTTTCCTTTGAAAGAGAAGGAACACCAGCCGCAAGGTTTACTACTTGTAAACTTTCTGCATCAGTGTCACACTCATTCCAAGAAACAAATAAATTTTCATAACCAGCCATTATTTTACCTCTTATACAGAATCACACTAGGATTCCACGGATTTACTAGGCCGAGTCCACCGTCTCCTATCTGGCCATTAAGTAAAGTATAGTTTGAAGGGTCAACCACTCCAATACCACCATCAGGAATACCACCAGCTATTTCGGTATCTTTTAAAGGAAAAGTGTTGTCTTGAAAGACATAATCATTAATATTTAAGTTAGCACCAACACCACCATCAAAGAATTGTGGAGCCTCTTCTAAATCATTAAGCTCATTATCTGATACTCTTTTTTCAAGAACTCTTACAGCATTGTTAAGATTAGATATAGAACCAGCGATTTTTTCAAAGTTCCAATTAACACCTTTTGCCAAGTTTTTTATGTTCTTGTCACCGCTAATCCTAGCTGGAGATTCCATAACATCATAATCAGGAACAAACTTTTTAACAACTATGTCAGCCAATTGTACTAACCCCCCCGTTTTGAAGCATATCGGAATTAAGCAAACCAATAGCTTCTTCACTTAAGATACTTGAATATATTCTAACATCAGATAAAGAAAAACTGGAAATATCAGGATTTAAAACAACATCTTGAAAGAGCATATTGCCAGCATTACTAGTGAACGAAACAACAAGCTCTTCTTTATTTTGATAAGCTACCCAGTCAGAACCATTGTAAGTAAAAACAAAATGATCCCAACCAGATAAAGGGCTATTTAAGGTGAAAGCATCTATAAACCCATCAACTGATATCAATATTTCATTATCGCTCAAACTCAAAGAAGTGTTTGAACCTGTTGAAATAATTTCTAAAGCAGTAGGAGAGCTAAAATCTTTAATCCAAAAAGAAATAGTAGCATTGCTATACGTTTGTCCAGAATCATAAGAATATGTTATAAAATCAGTAAGCTCTAGGGAACCAATCTTATCACTAGCATCTAAACCTAAAGATGGAGTGTAAGCGTTTTGTTTGTATCTAGCTGAGTTACTTCTAGTTACAGCACTGTTTTGCAATGAGTAGTTTCTTGATATCCAAAACAATATTGAAGAAGAAAGTTCGTTGTATAAGTTTTGATTATCCTGACTATTAGAAAACCGCCTAAGAGGTCTATCTTGAACTCTCATGTGAGTGTCAGTACCAATGATTCTATGACCACCAACAGAAGCAGTAAAAGAAACTCCAACACTTCTTACAAACAAAATTCTGTCATAAAAAGACACATCTCCATCTATAGGAGAATTGCTTTGCATTGATATCTTGTTGGAATCTTGAGATTTATATTCTGCATTAAAAGACAAATTACTTGGAATATCCCCATTCTGAACATCAGATTGAACATACAAATGAGACTCTTGATGAAGAGCTATATAGTGCTTAAGCTCACCAGTGTACTCAGGAAACTCAACCTTACAAACACCTTGATAAGTATCAGCATTTTCACGTTCATTGTAATAAAGCATATCATAGATGTTGCCATTGTCTCTAAGCATGATAATACCAGCGTTAGATACGTTTATATCAAATAAACTGCTACCATCTGACAAAGAGCAAGCGGGAACAGAATCTAGGCCAGAATCGTCTCTATCGCCATCAAACCAATCATCTCCTTCTATGAAGCACCAACCACGTTTTTCATTGGGAGAAAATTCAAGCCTTAAACACTTGTCATTTTTTAAAGATCCATTGTCACCATAAAAAAGCATATAGTAGTCTTCATCAGAGAATACAGCTACAGCTCCATTTATGGTTTCAGTCTCTATAGATACTTTGTTTTCAGCAAAATTTTCAGACCAATCAAAACCACTAAAACCACGAATCCCACCATCAGAGGTGAGAGCCATGACTACGCCATTACTTGCAGAAACAACAGTCCTAAAATTAGAGGCCCGAACCCCAATAGACTCACTGGCAGTATATGGGTCTTGAAGTACGGGGATAGATTCTCCTGAAGACTCAACACCTCCATCCGCAAGCATTTCAAGTGACCAGCGATAAGTTTTGGAAGCTGTTGTAACAATGACATAGCCACTCCCAGCAGTTAAAGATGTAACATTAGTATCAAAATCAAAAAATTGTGGCCCAGCTATTCCCGTTCCCCAAAATCCAACTGTGTCGATTCTTCCAAGGGCTGAATAGTAAACTTTAGTACCTTCTGCAACAAAGAGATAAGCAGGAGTGATGGCGAAAATACCATTAGGCAAAGGCTGATAACCGATATTAGAAAGGTAAGTGTAACTGCCAGCAAATCGATCAGCAAGTTCGGAGTCGGATTCATCAATGACATAATCCGTAGTACCAAGTGATGTGATATAGTCACCAATGAAAACATACTGCGTTGGATCATTGATAGGATTATTCGCATTGTCTGTGTTACCTATATCTAAAGTCCTATAAAGTCTAATCTTATAGTAAAATCCACTCTGTTGACCATCAGTAATAGGTAGACCAAGGGTTAGACTAGCCTTAGTGTTAGATACGCCAAAAGTCTCACCTAAAGCAGTGTTAAAAGCAACAGAAAAGTAAGGAGTTGAATTATTGGTAGAAGCACTTAAATCACATGGCAAACTCTCTTTTACCAATACACCATCATCTAAGTTCAAATCACCTTGATAAGTACCAATAGTATAGTAGAACCTATACTTAAAGTCTAAATTCCCAGTAGCAGAATCAGTCTTGCTAATTGTTGTAAAATAATCAGTAGGAGCAGGTCTGTTTATAGATTCAGGTAAAAATTTATCCCAGTAAATACCTGTATTTGTTGAAGATATAAACCCACTTTGGTAAGTCTCCATACCATAACACAAAGAACCGAACTCAGGCCCGACCACAGAAGGAGCAACACCTAAACCTGGAGTGCCAAGCCAAAAGCCATTAGTAGTAGTGTAAGCAATTGAGTTGCTATCTCCATAACGGATATATGCAAGTATTTTACCATCATTTCTATCCATACTTGCAAACGTGTTGGATATGGCTGGTCTAGCTCTTAAGTAAGATACTTTTGGTAAGTAGTTAAGCAAAAAGGGAACTTCTTGCTCCCCCATCTTCTTTCTTGGCTTGTCTATTGACATACCACTTCCAAAACCTTCTTGACCCCTGACAATCTCCCTATCGCCTTGGGCCTGTGTCATCCTTCTTAAACGGCTTGACATTTAACCTCCAATTGCAGGATTATAAGTAAGCTGGTCACTAGTGTAATCCTTACCTCTTTGAATACCTCTAATAAAATCAGGAAGATCCTTATCTAACTTCTGAACCCAGTAAGTAGAATTGCCATAATTCTCTTCTTCTATCCAAACCATAGCCTGACTTCTAAGTGCTGTCATCTGATAAGCATCTGGAATGGTCAAAGGTACTGCTTCAGTATCAAGCTGAGGTTGCCAATTATAACACTCAATTAAATAAACACCTGAAGTATCTCCAGGGTCATCTTGGAAAACAATCTTTACTTGTGAATCAGGCTCATGACTTTGCTGTATGCCACAATTAATAACTTGAACATCTTCAGTTCTAGTTCTCCAAGAATCATATCTTGAGGGATACCCCACATCTTTATATGAGGTATCCGTTTCAAAATACACACGTCTTGCCGACCTAATACCTAATGGCAACAAATACTCTAGCTGACCCTTAACAGTCGTAAGTTGATATTCTGGAAATCTGCGAGTAAGCATTGTGTCAACATCTAAAAGCTTATTCTGTGCATCATTCACAATACCCAACATCTCCTGTCGGGAATAACCGCCATTTGAAGCCCTTAGCATATTGTCAATAAAACGTGTCGTATTCATTTTTTAATCCTCTGAAACCTTGTCAGATAAAGCAAGCTTTTTAGCCGCATTAGCCCTTCTAGTTTGAGCCGCTTTTTGTTGCTTGGTAAGATTAGAATTCATTTCAGCTTCCAAGTCATCAGCAGTAGGTTTTATCATAGAATCAAGCAAATTCATATGCTCTGGCTCCAAAAGTTCAAAAAGAGAGTTTTCCCCCTCAATCAAACTTTTTATAACTAAAGCATTTTCTCTACAAAGATAAACCCTAGAATAACCTTGACCATCTACCTCTATGTAAGGCAAGTAACTTTCAATTTTTCTTGTTCTTTGGCGATTACGTTCATCAGTAATACGCTTTTCAGTTATAACTTTTATCTGCTTTGATAGACGAACAATACGACCTATTCTGCTTCCAGCATGGATTTTCCCAGTGTATTCAATTGTGATATCCATTTTATCTCCTTGTGGTCTCTAATACCCTTAATCTAAATAAAAGGAAGGGGCTTGTGGCCCCCTCCAAGTTTAACATCAAAAATTATGGTGCAACGTAGATTTGTGACCTAAGTGGCGTAATGATTGATGATTTGTTGTGAATTGTATCATCAGTAGGAGTATCATCATCAAACTCACCAAGGGTATAACCCATAGTGTTAAAGATACCGATACCTTTGTCCTGATTGTAGTTAGCCCACTCATCTTCAAAGTGTGAATCTTCAGCAATGTACTCATAGAAAGCACCACGACCAAGAAGCATACCTACGTCAAAGTTGGCATTGCCAGCCGCTCTGGTACGAGTATCAGAACCACCAGCACCTTGATAACCAAACTCCAAGTTAGAACCATTGACAACCATAGTAGGAGAACGGGGATCTTCTACTAGCATCAAGCAACCATACTTGTACATTTTGTATTGAAGACGTTGGTTATTAGCACCACGAACATCCCCATCTTTAAGAAGCTCGAAGTAGTTCTCAGTACCAGGAGCCATAAGAAGGCGTTTTTGACGAGAAGAAATCACATACGTGTACATCATCTCACCATTCATAGCTACTGGCTCAATGTACTTGTTAGCAGTGGCTTCTTCAATCAAAGCATCAAGAGCTTCTACGTTAAGAGTTGAAGCAGATGTGTTATTAGCCGCAGAAACAATGTTTGCAGTATAATCATTAATGGCAGGCTCGTAATTCACTCCACCAACACCAGGAAGAAAGAAGTTAGAGTTCAATCCAAGAGTTTTTGATGTAGGATCGGCTAGTTGCTCGTAAGAGAACTTTTCAATCAAAGCTTGGCGAATTTTTTCACCCTTCTTTTCTTTAAGCCACTTAGAAAGCTGAGGTTGAGCTTTCTGTACTACACTAAGATAATCAGTGCGATGTGCATCAACACCAAACATTTCTACTGGTACAGCGTGTGCCCAAGAGTTAGCAGTAATTGTCAAATTGCGAATTACTTGCTCTTCTTCATTACCTGGCATACGGGTACGACCCTCAATACCAGCACCCTGAAGGTCTTTAAGTAATCCAATAGTGCGTTCAGCTTCACCCTTTTCAGAGGTTACTTTAACACAGTGAGCATCTGGAACAGTCTTTAACTCTTGAGAGTAAGTTCCAGAAAGGTTCATAAATGGGTCAGCCGCTTGGGAATCTTCTCTTAGTTTGGCATCCCAAGCCTTTTTTTGCATACTCGTGCCTGTGACTCTATAAGCCATGTTGCATCTCCTATCGTGTCATTCCAAGGTGCTGTTGCACCCGAATCCATGTTTTACGTACTTCTTCACCTTCATTATAAGGGTCTGGATGGTCAGCTAAAAACTTATTAATAAAGTCATCAGTAAGACCACTTCCTTCTTGAGTAGAAGTTGTAGACTCTGTTTGATCCATAATTTCAGGCGTTTTTTCAATCCTATCCAATTTCTTTTGATTTTGATTAGGATCAAGGGCTGGTTCTGTTTTATTTGAAGTAACAGGAGATGATACCTGCCTTCTCATTACAGACTCAAAATAAGGAGTATCAGCAAAAGCCGATCTGTATGATGGATAATTGTTAGATGCCTTTGATTTCTGAACCTCAAGAAGAATTTTGTAATTATCAAAGTCTTTACTACTGATTCCATGCTTCTCCATTTCTTCATTAGTTTGGCTAACACCTTGACTATGAAGCTGGTTATACACTAAGTCAATATCTTTTATAGACTTATCTGTTTTGAGCTGTGGAATTGTCTTTTGGAAGTCTGTAACACCTTTGAAGATTGCATTTTCTTGTTCAACCTTTCTGTAGCTGTTAAGACTTTCTTCTTGAGCTTCCACCTTGGCTTTTAAAGCTTGAAGCTCTTCAAACTGCTTTTTCTGATATTCTTCATCAAAGTAGTCATTAGGCTTTTCTTCTTTTAAACCAATCTTTTCAAAATACTCTTTGCGGTAAGTAGGGTCAGTAGCAAGCTTACGCTCATGTGACTGATGTTTCTGCTTAAGAGTGTTTATCTCATTAGCTCTTTGATAAGCAAGTTGTGCATAGTCATCCTTCATTTTATCTGCTTCCTTTTCAGGAGTTACAGCAGAAGAATCTTCCTCAACTTTTTCATCAACTTCCTCTGGCTTTGTTTCCTCTACCTTCGGCTCTTCTTGTTGCTCTTTTTCAGGTTCAGGTTCTTCATTAGAAGATTTCTCTTCAATGTTGATTTCATCACCTTCTCTAGCGTTTAAAATTATCTGACGTACCTCTTCAGGAATCTCTTCCCAAGTGATAGTACCTTCATCAAATCCCGACAGATATTCTTCTGTGGTCATCACGACTCTCCTTTAGTCCTCAGTTTAAGGTTGCAAGCAAAGGCTTGCCCTAGTCTAAAATTATCCTAATAAGCTACTTTTTGTCAACAAACAAAAAAAACCCAACAAAAAAAGTCAGGTTTTTCATGATTTTAATACTAATTATAGAGCTTTTTAGGGTTGTGGTTGGCCTTGTGATATTTGTTTCTGTCCTTCTTGCATTTGTCCTAATGCTTGGGATGGATCGTTAGCTTGCTGAGTTTGAGCTACAAGTTGCTGAGTTTGAGCATCACTTTGCACTGTTTGATTCTCTAACTGCTTCATCTGATTTTGAAGATAAACAAGACCAGCTTCTTTGATTGCTTGCTTTTCTTTTTCAGGTAAATTCATGTATTCAATAAGTTGAATCTCCATACCTGAGCGAATCATAGGGTTTTGGATGTAACGAGAAACTTCTGCATAACGACTTAAAAGCTCTTGCCTTCTACCATTACCCATTTTACGCTTGACTACTTCAACATCATAACGAGTCATATCTTTAATGCTTTTAGCCTTCTCATATTGACCATTTGCATCAATTCCAGGTACGTTAATCCAAATAACCTTGCCACCCTTCATCTCAAACTTACGTGGCTCAGTGTACCAATCTTGAATAGCCTTGAAGTACATCTCAGCAATTTCTTTATCCCAAGCATTATAAGTATCAGCTAAAGATTCCATTGCTACAAGTTGTTGATTAACCTTAGAGTTAAAAAGGTCTCCAGATTCACCAGATTTACCAGACTGTTGACCTGGAACCATAGAGCTGAGACTTCTAAGCATTTCCATCATGTCATTTGACGTTTGGAAAATTTCTTGAGGAATTTGTGCTCTATCAACAGGTTTAATCTTATCTTCCCTGTTTGTACCATCCTCTACTTCAAAGACTTGACCAGTAGCCGATGCTCTACGCTTAAAGTCATTAAGGCCAGCTTGGTCATCAAAAGCACCTTTTTCAACTTGCCAGTTATTGTTGCCAATAGTGCCAATGATAGAAGAAATGTTTGATTGTCTTTTGTTTAAAATCATGTTGGCATCATAGAACAAATCTACCATGCCTTGCCTTTCACCATAAAGATTCTTATAAGACTTTATAGAATAAGGTAGTTGGCCTATTTGGATTGGATAATCACCTTGAGCAAGAACTAAGTGCATAGAAAGACCAGGTGCAAAGGTAAACACCCTGCACACCTGTTTTTTCTCATACTTTACACGATTGTTGGGATTTTTAAGCTTTGCCTTAGCCTCAAAAACTTCATCAATTGAATCATCATCTTCAATTGAATCATCATAAGTCAAATCTTCAGAATTGATAACCTTACGCTTTTGTTGCATCTCCATCCAAGTAAATTCAATTACTTTGAATCTTCCACCATCTTGATCGTAATATTCAGGGCTTCTATCCTGATACATACCACCATAATAATTATTGACATTACTATTTGAACTTTGCTCAGTCTGAAACTGATACTGCCTAATAGCATCGTTTACTTCTTGAGATTTAGTTCTGTACATCTTTTTGATTTGGTCAGCAGTCATCCAGTTTTCACGAAAGATACCACGGCAATCCCTTATATCATCAGTCTGCCAGTAAGGGTCTAGCTGGATATAATTAGGATTTAAAGCTCTTATAGCTATGTTTCCCAGTGGATTACAACCATAGTCAACATACATCTGAAGAACTCCTTTAAATATCAAAGAGTCCCTTTTAGCTTTTTCTTTTTCATTTTCCCAGTTATTCAAGTTGTAGTCATACTCATACATATCTTGAATATCATTGGATTTTTCACCCATTTCAGGGTTTTCTCCATGAGGGACAAATTTTACATCTATTGGTTCCTGAGCTAAGTTACCTTGAACAGCATCAATAGTCGTTTGAATAAAGTTGAACTGGTGGGCTGGCCTTCCAGAATCTTTTAGGATTTGAAGGCTTTCTTTATCCCATTGGCCGTGATTGACTCCAGAATACGCTCTGTAGTTACGGATTTCCCTGTAACGAGTCCCATCAGACTCATTTCTTTCTACATAATTTCGGTATTCTAGATAAAAATTCATCACGTTTATAGATGAATTCTTATCAATTGGATATTCAACAGGTTTGTTAGACATAGCCCACCAGTTCAGTTAAATTAAGGTTTTACGATAGGAATAACAAACTCTTGCCCATTAATCTGTACAGATAAGCCACCAGCATCAGCCATGCCAGTCAACGATTTAAAAGCAGAAAGGTCAGTTGTTGAGTCACCATCTGGGACTAAAAGTTTGGTTGAAGTAATTACACCTTCAGATGAAGGTAAAACTCTTGCAGATACATATTTTCCAGTATTTGTTTGGCCCATTCTAAATCTCCTTAGTTATCAGTGTGCCATTTATAGCAGAAACTAAATTAGACAGGTCTGTTTCACCTCTAAATTTGCTAATTAAAGTCTCTTTACCACACAAAGGACATCTTATTACAACCTCTAGCCCAGTGTCATTTCCAAGATACCTATTGCAGAGCATCTCTTTTCCACCTTTCATAGTGGTGTGTTTACAAGTTATTCTTTGCATGATGGCCTCACTTTTGCCCTTATATCATAAATATATCAACAATTTATTTTACTTTATATAAAAAAGTAATATCAAAAAGGGAAATTATATGAGTTCCAATAGATACAAAATAGCTAAAGAGCCTAAAATCCATGAAGTTTTAGGTGGAGAAGTCATAGATCCTAAAGATTTTAAAGTACAACTTCCAGAACTGACAGAAAAAGACAGAAAAAGTGCTAAAAACATTTTTGCCAAGTATGAATCTGTTATTGGTGAACTTGCTATGGAAACCATAGTAACTGGAATGATGTCACAAGATCCTTATGCTAGAAAAGAAGGCATGGAGTTTCTTAAGATAATGAAGGACAATATCTTTGAGAAAAAACCTGTCTCTATACAAGCTGGGCCAGCACCAGAAGGTGAAATAACCGAAGGAGCTGGAGCCGCATTGAAAGCATACATGATTGAGAAATTGGCGGGTAAAGATGAAGCTGAATGAATTCCTAAGCGATATGACTCTGCTTCAGTACATAAATCTTTTTGGTACTGTATTCAACAGAGAATCACACCAATCGGTAAGCTTTGAACCTTGGCCAGCACAAGTAAAAGCAATTGAAATATTTCAAGACTCTCAAGAATCTTTAGCTCCAAAAGCAAGGCAAACTGGAATATCAGAGATTGCGGCTGAAAGAGCACTGTTTTCAATACTTAGATTCCCAAGAGACCAAGGACTTGTCTTCTCTAAAACCAAAGATGATGCAGAATATTTTCTTGAGTTTAGACTTATTGAAAAAATAAACAACTTACCTAAAATACCTGGAGTTACTTGGCCAACAATAGTAGCTAGGTCTAAAGACCACATAGAGTTATCAAACGGAAGTAGGGTTTGGTCACTAGCTCCTTCTGCTGTAGCTGGTGCTGGTAAAACAGTGAACTGGGTAATCTTTGATGAAGCTGGAGGTATTGACGATCATCCAAATGGAGACTTTGCTAAACTGTACAGGAACGTAAAACCTGTAGTTGAAAAAGCTGGTAAAAATGGCTGGATAATGATTATTGGTACATCAGAACCAGGTTCTTACTACAATGAGTTTGTCAAAAAAGTCCATACAAACAAAATTGATGATGTAGATATGGCTTTCATTCCTTCTTCTGGAGACCCTAAAAGAACAGAAGAGTGGAGAGAAAAAGAACTTCTAAAATTCCCAACAGAAGCAGACTTTCTTTCCCAGTACCCCGAAACAATGGAAGACTTCTTCTGCGTAAGAGAAGGACTTGTGTTTCCTCAGTTTGAACCAAAAGAAGGTAACGCTCATGTAAACGAGTTTACACCTATGAAACATTGGCAACCCATATTTGGTTATGACCACGGATATGTTCATCCAGCAGTACTTCTAACAGCTTACTGGGATAGGCTAAATGACCACCTTTACATACACAATGAAAACTTCTGGAGAGCAACACCAGTAGAAATTATTGCCCCACAAGTTTATACAGAAATGATATCAATAGGAAGACCTTACAGTAAAGCAGTAGCAGATGCATCAATATTCAATAAGACTGGGGCAGTCCCAATTAGTGACCTTTTCAAGAAGTATAAAGTCCACTTCAGTAAATCAGAAAAGTACAATGGGCTATCAATCATTGACGGCTCACTTGCAATGCTATCAGAAAGATTTACACATAATCGTATCACTATCCACCCAAGTTGCTACCAAACAGTAGAACAGCTTGCTACATGGAAATGGGATGACAAGAAAAAAGGCGAAAAACCTGTAGATATAGAAGATGACTCTATTGACGTACTACGCTATATCTGTGCAGAACTTAAAAAAGGAAACCCATCTTCAGCATTTAAACCTGTGCTACCATACTCAAAAGAGAAAAGAAGACTACAGAAAAAACACTCTGTATTTGCTGATACATCTGCATCTGAGTCCCAATCACTTGATTCATGGCAGGCTATGTAATGATTGAAAACTTCATATCAGAACACGACTTAGAAAAGATTGGAATTGGAGAAGAAAAGCTAATCGAAAAAGGCTTAATCTCTTATAAAATGGACGCTTACACTAAGTTGATTAGGTACTCAAGAGGCTTTCCTATAAAGGTCTATATAGCCATGACAATGAGCTATTTCAAGCAACCTGTACCAACAATGATATCAGTATTGGAGCCAAACAAAAGAGCTTTTGTTGATGTTGAGTTTTTTGAATATTACTGCTATGGAGTAAAAGAAATCAATGGTGGATATGCCCTTTTTATGTCAAAAGCAAAGAAAACTGAACCAAATAGCTTACTTAGGGTAAAAGAGCCCATTGTAGATCCTTTGCTTGTACAGTTTAATCCGATTGCCTTAGAAAAAGAAAAACCCCAGTCCGAAGACTAGGGCTAGTGAGAAAAGCAGTTGTCAAAAAAGGATTCTATTTCTCGCTATTCTAAAGGTAATTTAAATCCTTTCATTTTGAAACTACTTCTTGTAGTTCCTGTAAAGTTTTGAACAATAACATCAGCAAAGTTCTTATCAAATTTTGATAGATACTTAATCATATCTCCTTGAGAAACAGATTCAACACCTTCACATACACACTCAAGAAACTTCTTGTAGATAACCCTATCTTCTAAGTCATAATCTTGATTTGCAGCATTTAGCTCCAAAAGCATAAGGTTCATGACCCTTTTAAGGGTAAAATCTCTATCACGAGTGTCAAATATGTTATTCTGCATTTTTATCACTTAAGCTCTCAATATAGCCTTCATCACCCCACTCTGGCTTCCATTCAAAATCACCAGTAGTTCTAGGAAGTGTTTGACCACCACTCCTATCAGAGATAAAGTCTCTATCAGAAACAGTAGATGTAGCACCCCATCCAAGAGCTTCAGTGATGGCATTAATCAAAACGCTTTTGGTAAAGTTGCTAGCTTTACCACCAATGCCCTTTGAAACATCTTTCATGCCCCTAGTAAATACTACAGGACTGTGACCAAAGATACCTACAGCCATGTTTTCACCACCTCTTTTGATTGCCTTGTCTGCAACGGAAACAGGGTCAACTTCTTTGAAAGCCTTATCAATGATGTACTTAGTGATAAGATTACCTCTTAGATTTTCAAGGTTATCAGCATTTTCATCAAAATAATTAAGGATATCATTTCTAATTCTTTTTACGCTAGACTTTTTAATATTGAATGTCCTATCATCTCCAGTTTTAGCTCTAAGCTTGTTATAAGCTGATTTAGGGTTGTCAATACCAAGAAATTTATCAAGTCCTGACTCTTTCATTGTTGAAATGAACTCTTCCTCAGTCACTTGACCCTTCTTAATAAGAGGTTGCATGGCATTTTGAAGTTTATCAGCAACACCCTGCTTTGACTCCTGAATAACATTTTGAACACGCTTGATATACTCA